GAGCCGAGCGTGGTCTATGACCTGCCTAATACGTGGGCGGTTGAGTACGCGGAGAAGCGGGCGTTGGAACTCGCCAAGACCGTACCCGATACCATCGTGGCCGATGTGCGGGCAAACATCGCGGCGGCGTTGGAGGCGGGTCAGACCCCCGAACAGTTGCAGCGGTCGCTATTCCTGCAAGTGCCGGACCTAGTGCCGTATCAGGCCCGTAGGCTGGCTGTAACCGAAACGGCCCTTGCGTTCAACGGTGGGGCGGCGGAGCGGATCAAGGAGGCGGGCTTGTTTGCAACGTGGTACTTGGATCCGACTCTAGACAACTGCCCGCAATGCGTGGGAATCGCCAACGATCCAAGAAATGCGGAGTTTGACCCCAACGAAGGGGCGTTTGACCCGATCACGGGCGGACGGGTAAAGCCGCCAGTACACCCAAACTGTGGGTGCATGATTCTGGCGGCGGTGGAAGCAGCACCGGCGGACATTGTGCCGGTCAACGTGGGGGCAATGACATGAAAACAGAAGTTTTAAGCGTGGTCCGCAAGCGGGTGATGGGCATCGACAACCCCGATCTAGCCTTGACCGTGACCCAAGGTCCTAGCACGATCAAGGAGTACGCCAACAAGCCGATGGAGGTTTGGTGCGTGGCTACCGACGATACCGTGGATGAGGAGCGGGAAGTTATCATGCCCGATGGGATTGATATGTCCTACCTTCTCGCCCGCAAGACCGTGTACGTGGATCACACCTACGCCCTGCCAAACACCGTGGCGAAACTCCGCAACATCATTCGCAAGGGGCGGGGCTGGGAATCACACAACCAAATCCTCGACGCGGATACGCAAGAAACCAAGGCAATCAAGGCCCTCGCGGTTGAAGGCATGTTGTGCCAGTCGATCAGCGTACACCGGCTCGATAGCGGCAAGCCTACCCCCACAGAAGCGGCAATGTACCAAGGTGCAACCCGCATTACCCGCAAGTCCAAAGCGGTCGAACTGTCGTTTACCGCGTGGCCGGTCAACCCGTCATGCGTTCAAGTGGCGATGAAGTCACAAGCTGCGAAGGATCGGCTGGAACGGGTCAAGGCCGTATTCAAGTCCATTGACGCGAAAGAAAACGTCTACGACCTATTCTCAGTGCCACGGGGTAGGGTATACTTTATCAGTTGATTCAAGTCCTTTGGTCTCCGTGTTCCTCAGTCGCTCCCCTATGGCGGTCGAAAAGGCCGCTATAGGGTTTACAAAACAGTCTAACAGCATCGCCGGGATGTCCGCACGAATGCCCTAGACCGCAACTCTCAGGAGTTACAGTCATGGCATTGGATCGTAAGTCGGTTATCGCGGCTGCTAAGCAGTCAGGCTTTGCGGGGGACATCAAGGACCCCGTAGCCGTTAAGTCACACATTCAGTCAGAAATCGACGCGGGTAGCGTGTTCAACGTTGGGGGCGAAACCCTTTCCGGCGACACGTTTGATACCGCGTGGGCCAAGACGCAGACTATCACCGTTTCGACCGTCAAGCCGGTTGAAGAGTCCGTGGTCAGCAAGGGCCGCAACCCAAACGCAAGCATCGTTTCCGACGAGGATGAGGGTGGTAAGCCCGCCCGATTCACCATTGGCAACTCAGCCCGCAAGTCCTACAGCCGGTTGGTTTCAGCCGGTCGCGCCGTGTTCAACGATGCGGACGAAGCCGAAATGTTCGGTGCGTTTGCCCGTAAGTGCATCATGGGGAACTTTGAGTACGCTCAGGCCCGTGCGGATAACGAGATTGTGAAGAAAGCCCAAACCGAGGGCTTGAACACTGGCGGCGGTGCAACCGTTCCCATCGAGTTTATGAACTCACTTATCTGGTTGACCGAGCAGTACGGCGTGACCCGTCGCCTCGCATCGGTCTGGAAGATGACCCGCGACACCATCATCGTTCCCCGCAAGACCTCGATTCCAACGATGACCTACACCGCAGAAGCGGCGGCGATCACCGCAGCGGACGCGGCCTACGACAACGTGCAACTGGTCGCCCGCAAGGGAACGATCCTGACTCAGATCAGCAACGAACTGCTTCAGGATTCGGCTATCAACATCGCCGACGATACCGCCCGATCAATCGCCGAGGCTATGGCTATCGGTGAGGATTCAGCGTACTTCCTCGGTGACGGCACTTCAACCTACGGCAACCAAACCGGCCTTACCGCAGCCCTTCCTTCCGGTGCCTACATCAACGCATCCGGTGCGGCGTGGTCAAACGTGACCGCAGCCGACATCTTCGGCATCATGGGTAGCGTGCAGAACATCAACGCAGGCCGATTGGCCTTCGCATGTTCCCGCCAGTTCTTTGTTCAGGTGATGATGAAGTTGGACAACGCCACAAGCCAGTTCCGCGAACTCATCAACGGAAACCTTGCAATCGGTTCGGCTTCGTGGAAGGGCTATCCGGTCTACTTCTCACAGGTCATGCCAACCGCATCGGCATCGGCCCAGCGGTGCTTGTACTTCGGCGACTTCCAAGGCGCATCATGCATCGGCGACCGTCAACAGTTGAGCATTGCAACCAGTGAACACCGTTACTTCGATCAGGACATGATTGCGGTTCGCGGTACTACCCGGTTCCATGTCAACGTTCACGGCGACGGACGCGCGTCAACCTTTGGCCCCATCACTGCCCTTGTCACGACCTAATCAGCGGACCTCACAAACTCAAACCCATAAGGGGTATTTACTCATGATTACTGTCCAGAACTATTTTCTTGCGGTTGGTGTAAATCCAGTAGACACCAACGGCACGACCACCAGCGGCACGGCCTTCGATACTCGCGCAAACGGCGGGTGTTCACAGGCTACCTGCATCGTTTCACTTGGCAACGTTGCCGCCAACATGACCACTCTCAAGTTGGAGATGTCTAACGACAACTCCGCTTGGGTGGATGTGACCGGCGGCGGGTTTACCGCCCCAACAGCGGCGGCAGGTGATAACACCCTTCGCGTGGCCTACGTCAACCTTGGCAACTCAACTATCCGCCGTTACTTGCGGGTGAGTGCTACGGGCGGTGCGGGTGCAACCCTTATTAGTGCGGTATGGCTCGGCACCCGTGCGAACCAGTCGCCAAACACCGACACCGAACGCGGCGTTGCTCAGTCGCTTTTCATCTAAGTAGACCACACTCAACACACCAAACGCCGGATGAAATACCCCGGCGTGCGGTTTAACCACAGGAGTAGCACCGATGGGCACACCATATCAAGCCAGTGTATCAGCGATTGCAGGCGGTCCCGGCGTTACTTCGCCGATCAGCCTTCGGACTACATGGGTGACCGCCTACGACAACGTATCCGCAACAGCGGACGTATCGGGCGTGCTACGCAACCCCCTGACCTATACGGCGGGTGCAAACGTGGCTTTGATTCACCCGATCATTGTTGCACAAGGCACGCGGTTGGCGGTGCGGTGCAAGTATGACGACGGCGTAACAACCATCACCACATCGCCAACCGTCCGACTGTTTGCCTTTGATCGTGAGCCTGATTCTACAGGTGCGTTTCCAACAGGTACTAAGTTCTGGCGACTGGATGCAACCGATCCGGCATCAACCGGCCAAACGTTGACCCTGAATGCAACGGCGGACATCACCGACGGTACGTTTAACTACTCCAGCAACGGACCCGGCCTAGCGACCTACGACATGTTTGGGGCATCGTCCGTGATGGTGCTTCACGATACGGCATCAAGCGTCAGCGGCGGTGCAAACACGACGGTAGCGGTCGAAGTCAGCATCCTCAACTAAGGGGGCATTGTGGCGTTTCTTATCAGCCGAACCGACTACAAGACTTGGGCGGGCATCACGGGCACAGCCCAAGATACCGTACTCGACTTGTTGCTTGGCTACGCGAGTGCCATGATTCGCACGGCTTGCGAACGCAACAACACGAACGGGTTTGAAAGCACGGCCCGCACTGAATACTACAACGGTGCGGACGTTTACACGTTGCTGCTACGCGAGCGCCCGATCACGGTCCTGACTTCCGTAGGATGGCTAGACGATACCGGCACCGAAACGCTACTTGAATCAACGGAATACACATATGACGCGGACGCGGGCATCGTGGCGTTACAGAATGCGGGTACAAACCGATTTACGGGCGGCACGTGGGGGATGGCGGGCGGTTGGAATACAGGGCTATATTCGGACACGGCGGGCTACGGCGGGTGGGTCGAAAGCCCCTCCTTTGCCAACGGCACCCGCAACTACAAAGTAGTCTACCTT